GTAAGTGTGGTCTCTATACCTGCTGATCCTACTATTGGAATTGGCAGGTCTCTTACTGAAGAGATCGATGTTCAAGCGGCCCCAGCCGCATCACCAACACCTGAACCCGAAATGGAAAACACTCCAGATCTGGAGGTGATCCGGTCCGAGGCCGTCGAGGCCGAGCGTACCCGTATCGCCGCCATTACTGCACTGGGCGACAAGCACCAGATGCAGGATTTGGCTCGCGAGCTTATCAGTGGTGGTCGCACCATTGACGAGGCCCGTGCAGCCGTACTTGAAAAAATCGGCTCTCAACCTGTGGAACAAGTCATTCGTTCTGCTGACATCACCTCTAACGATGTTGGCCTCTCCGACAAGGAGACCCGTTCTTTCAGCTTTGCCAAAGCTCTGCATTACCTGGCCAACCCCGGTGATGCTTCTGCAAAGCGTGCTGCTGAATTCGAGATTGAAGTCGGCAAGGCTGCTGCCCAGCGCTACGAGCGTGCTTCCAATGGAATCGTGATTCCTAACGAGGTGCTGCGTCGTGACCTCGTTGTTGGCACCCCCACTGCAGGCGGCAACCTCGTTGAGGATCAGCTGCTTGTCGGTAGCTTCATCGATCTGCTGCGCAACCGTCTGGCACTGGCCCAGGCTGGCGTGACCATGCTGAGCGGCCTGCAAGGCAACATCAGCATCCCCCGTCAGACCTCTGCTGCTACTGCTTACTGGGTTGGCGAGAACGCTTCTCCGACCGAGAGCCAGCAGGCAATCGATCAGGTCAACATGACCCCCAAGACTGTGGGTGCTTATGTTGATTACAGCCGCCGCCTGCTGCTCCAGGCTTCCATTGACGTGGAAGGCATGATCCGCAATGACCTCGCTCGGATCATCGCTCTGGAGATTGACCGTGTTGGCATGTACGGCACCGGCTCCAGCAATCAGCCTCTTGGTCTGATCAACACCACCGGTATCGGCAGCCAGAGCTTCACTGGCTTCGGCACCTTTGATGAGTACATCGGCATGGAGACCGATGTTGCATCTGCTAACGCTGATGCTGGCAGCATGCGTTACATCATCAACGCTGCAGCTCGCGGTGCCCTGAAGAGCACCGAGAAGGCAACGAACACCGCAATGTTCGTGTACGAGGACGACGAGATCAACGGTTACCCCGTGATCGTGTCGAACCAGCTGCTGAACAACGATGCGCTGTTCGGCGACTTCTCGATGATGGTGATGGGCATGTGGTCCGGCCTGGATCTGACCGTTGATCCTTATGCTGGCGCCACTGCTGGCACGGTTCGCGTGATTGCAATGCAGGACGTTGACATTGCCATCAAGCAACCTGTGTCCTTCTGCTTCGGCACCTGATTATGAGAATCGAGATCCTGCGTCAAGTCATGATCTCGGGGGAGCCGGTTGTGTCCGGCTCCTTTATTGAGGTCTCTGAAGCTGACGCCAATTTGTTGGTTGGTAGCGGCAAGGCTGTGATTGCACCTGCCGTGGAGAAGCCCGCCCCCGTAAAGGTGACGGAAGAGCCTAAGCCTGCTCCCGCAAAACCGGGTCGCAAGCCTAAGTTTGTTGCACCTGCCCCATCCACTGAGGACTGATCATGGCAATTCTTTCTACTGGTCTTGAAAAGCTGCAGCATCTTGCTTTTGCAGCTACTGCCGAGCGCACTGCTGACCTTGATGGCACTGCTGTCGACATGAATGACTACGAAGGCGACCTTGTGGTGATTCTTGATGTCGAGAACGGTGGCACTTCGACCCTGGATGTAAAAATCCAGTCGAGCGACACTCAAGGTGGTAGCTACAGCGATGTGACTACGGTCTTCAGCCTGAACGGCACTGAGCAGGCTTCTGCTGCTGTGGCTTTCACTCAGGTCAGCACCTCTGCTTCCAAGCAGTATTTGGTGTTCCCTAAGGGTGCCGCCAAGCGCTGGATCAAGGCTGTGTCGACCACTTCCACCTCGACTCATACTTATTCGATCAACGCAGTTGGCCTGAAGAAGTACGGCTGATTTCGGCTTGAGATTTAGCCCTGGATCCCGTTGGATCTAGGGCTTTTTTGTGTTTAGAATTTTTTCAGCGGACTTCTATTCATGGCTTTTTCCGAGGATTTAACCGTATTTTTTGACTTACAGGGCTTTGGTGTTCCAGTTACGCATGAAGGAATTACAGGCGTTGGCGTTTTGAATACGCCTAGCGAGATGATTGCAGACGGAGTCGTCCTGACGACTGACTACAAGCTCATGGTTGAATCTTCTGCTTTTAATAATTTTCAGTACAAAGATGACGTAATTGTCGACGGTGTGGCCTACCAGGTGAGAGAGCCGGTATTGCTGGATGACGGTAAAATTACCGAAGTAATGCTGATGAAGGTTTGATCATGGCCGAAGTTTACGGCTCGTGGGCAAGTCGACGCAAAAATATCGTTGAGCTTGGCACCCTTACTTCCCTTTCTTCAACAGATTACGTTGAAGTTTCAGGGGAAAATTTTACTTTTGTTCATAACGTAACGGGAAACAATGTGACCGTAAAGGACGAAGGCAGTCTCGATGGAGTCAACTGGTTTGCTCTTGACACCGAAAAGTCACATGGACAAACAGGCATTGACGCTCATTTCTACCCAAATAGAATAGTTAGATACGTTCGATCCACGTTGACAGCGGTTGGCGTTGGAGAGAGTGCAACAATCACAATGGCTTGCGATTAAGAAAAATGGACCGCGACACCTTCAAAAATTGGCTGAAGGTGATGCAGGCCCTGGAGGAAGCAGGCAAAACAGATAGCTATATTTATTATCGTGCAAAATCAATTGTGACCAAGCAGGTCGACCCTGGCGCGTTTGGTCCGCTCCCCAAGCGAGGATTCAATGACAACCAAGCGTGAGCAAATTTTGCAGGCAATTGCAACACAGCTTGCAAGTACTTCTGGTGTTGACGGTAGGGTTTACAGAAGCAGGGTGACGGCTACTGAGCGCGCGCAGTCGCCGTCAATCATTATTGAGCCAATTACCGATACTCCCACTCAGAACACAAGCCTGCCGAAGCTTGACTGGAGTATGAGGGTCAGGATCACGGTGGTGACCAGGGGGGATATTCCTGATCAAATTGCAGATCCAGTCATCGAAAGTATGCACTCAAAAATCATTGCCGACCTTACGCTTGGCGGTCTTGCGATTGACGTTCAGCCAAGTGAGGTGACATTCAATATGTTTGACGCGGATCAGCCTGCAGGAGTAATTTTTAACGATTATATCGTTCAATATCGGACGACTGTTGCAAGTTTGGCGACCTAAAGTCTGATAAGCCGAGGGATTTACAGTGATTGATGAGTTTCAAGGGCAAGGTGGCTCGTACATCCTTGACCCCGAGACAGGCATCCGAACTCTTGTTAGTCGGACGCTCCCACCTGTTCAACAAGAGGTAACTTCAAATGGTCCTTCTAACTCGGAAACGTCTGATTCTGCTGGAGACGGAGTCCAGCTACGGCACGGACGCAACGCCAGACGGAGCGGACGCAGTTCTGGTGCGGGATTTGAACATCACTCCTCTGCAGAGTGATGTTGTAAGCCGGCAGCTTATTCGTCCTTACCTTGGCGCCTCCGAGCAGCTATTGGCGAATACGCGAGTTGAATGCACCTTTAGCGTTGAACTTGCCGGATCCGGCGCAGCCGGCACTGCTCCTCGCTATGGCAAGGCGCTTCTTGCCTGCGGCATGAGCGAAACTGTTTCTGCCGGTGTAAGCGTTACCTACGCTCCGGTCAGCTCCAGCTTTGGTAGCTGCACCATTTATTACAACATTGATGGTGTCCTGCATAAGCTGACTGGCGCGCGCGGCACCTATACGTTGAATCTTTCTGTTGGTGAAATTCCTACGATTGATTTCAGCTTTATTGGTGTTTATAACGCGCCAACTGACACGGCTGCTCCCACGGTGACTTACGCCGACCAGGAGACGCCTGTCATTGCGAAAGCTGGCAACACCACCGGCTTCCAGCTTCTCTCTTACAGCGGTTGCCTTCAGTCGGTCAATCTAGACATCGGCAACAGCCTGGTCTATCGCGATTTGATTAATTGCACCAAGGAGGTGCTTTTGACTGATCGCCAGACAACTGGTACTGCTGTCATTGAAGCTCCAACCATTGCTGCTAAGGACTACTTCACTGCAGCTCTTAGCGACGGAGCGCTTGGAAACCTTATTTTCCAGCACGGCCAAACGGCAGGCAACATCTTCGACTTTGCCTCTACCAAGGTTGATATCGGCGATGTGAGCTACAGCGACCAGGATGGCATTCACATGCTGAACATTCCGTTCACATGCGTGCCCTCTACAGCTGGTAACGATGAGTTCAGCTTTGTTTACACCTGATTAGAATCTGATCGGGAATGAAGGTCGTCGGGGCTGCACCGCAAATGCAGCCCTTTTTTATTGGGTGTATGCTTGTCTGGTATCGCATTTATTT